AGTCGGGGAACGGGCCGGTCGCGCCCTTCATGGTGCGGCCGTGGATCGTCGCCCGGTCGAACGCCCGGGAGAACGCGGTCGGCAGGTCGTTCTGCAGCTGCGTCCACAGACCCGCCGCGTTCGACTCGACGACCTCCATCGCCACCGGAATCATGACGGCGATCTTCTTGCCGGACATCTGCTTGATGTCGACGCCGCCCGTGGACAGCGGCTTACGGCCCGCCTGGTCCACCCAGTCTGCCGTCGGCACGTCCAGCGGCACCGGGACAGCAGTCGTCGCCGACATCGACAGCGGCACCCGCCGGGCGAGCGACATGACGGCGCTCTGCTCGACGGACTTCTCGAAGATGGGGCCCACCAGGGTGGGCGGGAGGAACGTCGCATTGACGTCGCTCAGCTTGATCGGATTGGTGTGTGCCATGGAGGGCTACCTCTCTCAGCGCCCCCGAGCGAGGGCGCCCTTCATGAAGGCGTCGAAGACGGCGCCAGGTTCGGAAGTGGATCGATTGCCGTTGCCCGACGAGCCCTGCGTGTGATCCGGGCGAGGAGAGCGCGGCGAGTTGTCGGCCGGCTTGGCCAGGTGCGGCTTGCGCTCCAGCAGGGACTTCAGGTCCCGCTGGATGGCATCCGTGTCGACGTCGCCGTCCTCGGTCACATAGGAGTCGAGGGACAGGAACGCGTGCGCGTCCTCCGGGTCGGCGAACTCGGCGGAAGCCAGTGCCTTGACCTCAGATCGAACGGCCCGCTGCTGCACCGACTGGATGCGTTCCTGCGCCGCGGTGAGCTGCTCGCTCAGCCGCTGCTGCTCGGACTTCTGTGCGTCCTCCAGCTCCTGCGCCTTCCGGGCCAGGGGCTCGAGCTCGCCAGCCTTCGTTCGGTACTTGGCCGCCTCCCGGCGCAGTTTCTCGATCTCCTTGCGGGCTGCGTCCGGGTCGGCCCACGGATCAGTCGGCTTCTGCTCCGCCTCCGGGGCGGCCTCAGCTTCCGGCGTCTCCTGTTCGACCTGCTGGGTCTCCTCGTTTTCGGGCATGGTGAAGTGGCCCTCCAGGGGCAGAACGGCCGCCACCAGGGCAGCCAAGGGGGTTGGTCAGTTCGAGCCCGGCAGCGGATTGCTGTCGTGCTCAGCGAGCGCCAGACGGAACCGCCTGAGCTGGTCGCCGGAGTGCGGGGCTGCGTACTCGCGGTAGATCCGCTCCCACTCCCGCGCATGCGGGGACAGCTCGAACCGCTGCCCCTTGAACACCGGGACCACGCCGCAATGGCAGCCGTCGTGCGCCCGGAAGTCGGCCGTGTCCTGCTTGTACACCGCGCCACGGGCCGCCAGCAGCTTGCAGAACGCGCACGCGCCCCGCGCGGCTGAACGCGCCCAGGCGGTGGCCTGCCGGTCCTGCCGCACCGCCTCCCGGACAGTGCCTCGGCCCGTATCGGTGACCAGCTTCTGCGCCACCTGCTCCGCCTTCTTCTCCGCCTGCACAAGCCGCGTCTCGACCGGCTCGCGCTGCGCATCCGTGGTCTTCGGATCCTCCGGATCCCGCGGCCACAGATCCTTCGTCGCCCACCGCAGCGACGCCTCCGTCTGCTCCGTAGGTGGAGGATCAGCGACCGGCACCGTGAACACCCCGGACACACCGGCCTGCTCGCGCTGAGCGTCATAGAAGTCGGCCGCCAGCGACGACGAGGTTCGGGCGTACTGGTCGACGATCGCCTGCATGGCCGCCAGCCAGTCCGGCACGGACGCCTCCAGGCGGGCCGGAATGATCAGGCGGCGCAGGCCGCGCACATCCCGCACCAGCAGCCGGGTGAGTCCGATCTGCGCGGCCCGATACCGGTTGGCTGGCTCACTGCTGTCCGAGACCGTTGACGCCACCGGTCACCTCCGCCGTAGCGGGCAGCTGCGCGTTCGGACTCTGGTCGTTCAGGGCAGCCAGGCGGTCCATCAGGCTGGAGCCGGCCGCCTGGTTGGCGCTGCGCCGCCGCTCCATGACCACCCGGCGCCGCTGATCCTCGGTCAGACCCACCATCTCCAGGACCACATCCGAGTCAGCCGGCAGGATCTGCGCCTGCACCAACTTCGTCGCCGCGTCCACCTGGGCGGCCAACGTCGGAGTCGCCGGATTCCGCCACACCGCCTCGATGCGGCGCTCCTTCGGCGGCGGCTCCCCGTCCCGGAACCACAACGCCAACCGCATCGCGTCCCGGTGCGTCGCGCCGAAGCGGCGGATCCGGCGCTCGGCCTTCTTGATCTGCGCGTTGTCGGCGTAGCGGATCGCGTCCGCGGAGGCGGGGTTGTCGCTGGTGTAGCCCAGGACGTGCGGCGCCACCGACAACTGCGACGCCATGATCCGGGCGTACAGGTCGATGATCTTCGTCTGGCCGGACGGGTCATGCGCCGTGAACGCGCCCACCGTCGGCACGTCCCCGTTCTCGTCCCGCTCCAGCGCCAGCACCCGGCCGATGTACGTCTCCCAGGCCGACTTGGTGTTGCCCTCCGCGTCCTGGAAGGCGCTCTCGGAAGCGCCGAGGATGTAGCGCTGCGGCGCCCCGAAGAACTCCGCCGCCACCTCGATGCCCATCAGCCGCCGGCAGGCCGCATCCGTGATCGACATGACCTCGGGCGTGATCTCCGACTTGCCGACGCGGTCCGCGGTGCGCTGACGGTTCGCCATCCTCAGCACCGGCACCATGCCCAGGTTGTGGATGTCCCGGTCGAAGACCTCCCACCCATCGGTGGTCTCCGCCGCATACACCGTCTGATCCTGCAGATACAGCGTGACGATGCGGACGCCGTCCTCGACAGACTCCCGCAACGCGGCCGTCGCCATCCGCAGCCGGGCGTCCCAGAACATCGTCATATCCAGCGGCGACTCGAACGTGATGAGCGGCGGATCTCCGGCCTCGCCCGAGCCGACCGCCACATACTCGCGGCCGTAGGTGAGCGCATCCAGGTGAGCCAGCGAGGCTTCGTCGTACAGGTCGTTGGACTCGGCGATCTCCTCCAGGTCGGAGGAGTCTGCGCCGTCCGCCCACCGGAAGGCTTCCAGGTCGAGGCGCTGCTCCAAGGACTCCACGCCGATCCGCGGCCAGCCAATCACCGTGTGCAGGCCCTTGAGCTGCGGCGGGATGGAGATCCCCAAATCGCGGATGATCTGCTCGCCATTGAAGTACGCGTCCAACAGCTCCAGCCGGAACCTGCACGACAGCAAGTCCGTGCGCAGCGCCGTCAGCAGGCTCAGCTCGTCATCCGACAAGAACGTCAACGGCAGAGTAGGGATGGCCGTCGTCACCGCAGCACCACCACCCGTCCCTTACCGCGCGCTCGCGAGCGCTTCGCCCAAGCCGGAGAGTTCATCACCATGCGGCGCAGCATCCGCGCCCCGATCGCACACACCGCCAAGTCGACCTTCCGCGCCGACTCCCGGTGCTCCTTGCCGATCGTGTAGCCCCACGCGTTCGTGCGCCGACGGGAGTTCGAGATGTGCTGCCGCATCACCTTGTGTCCGTCATGCGGCACCAGCCGCTCCAGCACGTCCCGGTAGAAGCGGTCCACAGCCTCCGTGAACACCTGCTGGTTCTTCGAGTTACGCATGTCCCACAAAACTGCGTGCTGCCGGGGCCCGCTCACGACGGCCTTCAACTGCAGGCGCCGCCCGTAGCGCTGCGCCCACGCGTCGATGAAGCCGTCCCAGTAGCGTTCGCCGTCCGCATCGTCTTGGCCGGCACCCGGATCGGCGAAGAACGCCAGCGGCTTGTAGCGGGCGAAGACCTGGTCGACGACACCGTCCACCTCGTCCCGCGGAACCCGCCAGGGCCGGTCGCCCGGCCAGTTCGCCGGCCGCTGCCACACTCCGAGCGTCTTCACGAACCCGTCCGACAGTCGGCAGCCGACCAGGCCGGTGGCGTCGTCGCTCTTGGAGCCGTCGAAGAACAGCACCAGCTCGTCGCCGTCCTCCAGGTCGAGACCCTCGTGTGGGTTGGCGTCCCACTCGTAGCGGGCCAGGAACGCGTCCTCCGCGGCCACGATCTGGTTGAACCAGAACCGGCGGCTACGTGAAGGCGGGTTGCGGACGTCGAGGATCGACGCCTTCAGCCGGTCCACGTCCAGCCACACCGAATCCCCGCGGACCGCCTTCAGCGTCGGCACGATCCACGCCTCGGTCAGCTTCGCCTCCGCCGGAGCCTCCAGCGAGTCGTAGAAGAGGCCGACGTCGGCCGCGCGCCCGGACTCCGCCGCCTCCCAGGCCTCCCGCGTCCGCTCCGCGACGGACTCCTCGCCCGGCTCGTAGGCGTTCGTGTTCGCCAGCGTCCGCGCCTGACCATCCGCGCTCTTCGTAGCATTGCGCTCGATGACCGCGGCCATATCGTGGCCCTGGTTCGACTCCACCCAATGGTGCGTCTCCCCCAGCGACACGAACGTCGGCCGGCCACCCTCCAGCGCCCTCGGCGACGAAGTGACCGCCTCGATGCGAGCCCGCCCCTTGTCGGCGTAGATGATCTCCTTGCCGAGATCGATGCGGTACTCCTCGAGAGCCCGCTTCGACAGAATCGACGGGAACAACGTCATCGTGTTCCGCGTCTGATCCTGGCTGACGGCCGCGATCTGCACCCACGCCGCCGGATGCTGCACCCCCAACGGCTGCCCGGCCGGAACACCCCACTCGTTGCCCTCGTCGGCGAGCCCGCCGAAGCGGCACGGGCCGACGAACTCGAACGCGCTCCAGGTCGCGATGAGCGGGTCCTTGCCCCAGCCCTTCAGCCGCTGGATCACGCCGTCCCGCCACAGGAACCGGTTCGTCGCCGGATCCATCGCGTACCACCACAGCGTCAGCCGGGCCTGCTCTGCGGTGTACCGCCACGGCGCGCCGACGTAGTGCTGCAGGTAGGTCGCCGTCCAGGCCAGGCAGTGCCAGCCCAACGTGAACTCCGGCAGCAGGAACCGCCCGTCCGGACCGCGCTTCCACGTCGGCCCAATCGTGAACGGCTCGACAACCTCCGGGACTTCCTCGTCAGCCACCCGCGAGGTCACGGTAGGCATCCAGCGGGCTCACGCTGGCCAGCTGCGGGCTGGCCGGCTTGCGCTCCAGCTCGATCCGCGCCCGGCGGCGGTCGCCCTCTGTCGTGAGGAGGCGGGCCATCACGCTGTCCAGCGCGGAGACGTACTGCCCGTTCGGCGGCCGGTCCGAGCACAGGCCCCGGGACATCAGCTCCGCCGCATACCGGGCCATCGCCCAGTCCGACGGCTGGTAGAACACGGCCTGCCCAGACTCCTGCAGCGACAGATACCAGTCGGTGGCGATCGGATGCCACAGCGGATCAGGCTCGGGAAGGTCCGGCAGGTCTGCTGGCGGCCCTGATGGGGCCTGTACCAGCTGGGGGCCGTCGTCCTTGTTCCGGCGACGACGCTCCTCGCTGCGCTTGGGGATGGGTCCGGTGACGCCCATGAAGACCTCCAGGGTCACAGCACGCCACCAGGGCGCGCGGGCGGATAGAGTAGCGCCGGCTCCAGCCCGCCTCCAGGGCGGGCGGTCACGGCGCGTGAACGCGGGCCCCCGGCCTAGGGAACCCGTACAGACAGTCAGGTGC